GCGCAACGATGAAAGACAACGGAACACAGCCGCTGTCCGCGGAAGAGCGGGATCGGCTGATCAATGAGGGCGCCGCGGCGGAAGCCAAGCGGCAGAACGGGATCCGGCTCACCGCTCGGACGCTCGGCTTGGACGCCACCGGCGATCTCGTGGCCGGTATGCTCTCGGACACCACGAAGAGCCTGGACGAGTGCCGCGCGGCGCTGATCGACCACGCCGCGGCGGAGTCCGAGAAGCAGATCACCAGCTCCGCGCGGAGCCACGTGGAGATCGGCGCGGAAGATGGAGAGAAGCGCGGCGCCGCGATGGCGCGCGGGCTGATGTTCCGTGCCTTCCCGAACATGCGGAACGATGACGGCCGGCGCACGTTCGCGCCCGATCCCAGCTCCATCGAGACGGAGTACGTCCACCGCTCGCTTTCGGAGCTGGCGGCGGAGAGCTTGGAGATCCGCGGGATCCGGACGCGGGGACTCTCGAAGAGCCGGATCGCGGAGCTTGCGCTCACCATGCCTTCACAGGCGGCGGCTCACCGCTCCGGCGGTATGCTGGCGAGCGGAGACTATCCGCTGATCCTGGCAGACGTGGCTAACAAGTCGCTCCGGATGGGCTACGAGGGGGCGCCGCGCTCCTTCACTCTTTGGTGCCGTCAGGCTACCGCCGCGGACTTCAAGGATATCCGCCGGATCCAACACTCCGGCGGCCTTGCTCTGGAGAAGGTTTCGGAGGGCGCGGAGTACACGCACGGCCGGACCCATGAGGCTCAGGAGAAGTACAAGCTGGCCACCTACGGCCGGATCATGAGCATCACCCGGCAGGTTATTGTAAACGATGACCTGGACGCCTTCACCCGCGTCGCTTCGATCTACGGAGCCGCTGCGGCGGATCTGGAGAGCGATACCGTCTACGCCATTCTCGGGAATAACCCCAACATGGCGGACTCCACCGCGCTCTTCGACGCCAGCCACTCCAACATCATGGCCAGCTCCGGCGTGCCTACCACCACCCGCTTCGGTGAGGGCCGCAAGCTGATGAAGCTTCAGACGGATCTGGACGGCTCACGCGTGCTGAACACCATGCCGCGCTTTGTGATCTTCCCGGCCGCTCTGGAGAACGCGGTGGATAAGGAGCTGAGCCTGATCCAGCCGAACCAGACCAGCGCCGCGGTGCCGGGCTTCGTTCGGGAGCTTGTCCCTGTGTCGGAGGCTCGCCTGGATGCCTACTCGGCGAGCTCTTGGTACATGGCGGCGGATCCGTCGCGGATCGACACGATCGAGTACGCCTATCTCGAAGGTGAGGCGGGCGTCCAGATGTTCACCCGTAACGGCTTCGAGGTGGACGGGATGGAAATGAAGGCTCGTCTGGACTTCGCCGCTAAGGCGATCGACTGGCGCGGACTCGTCAAGAACAACGGCTAATCCGGGAGGGACGGAACAATGCTGAACTACGTTAACAGCGGGGACGATCTCCAGATCGCTCTCGGAGCCGGGGAGACTGTGACAAGCGGGCTCCTCTACCAGATCGGCGGCGGCCTCTTTGGCGTCGCTAAGAATGACGCTGATGGAGACAACGGCGAATCCGCCGTATATCTCCGCAAGGGACGCGTGGAGCTCACGCTGACCGCTGGCGAAGAGGCGAGCGAGGGCGATCCCGCTTTCTTCGACGCTGCGATCAACGGGATCTCCGCCGTGGCCGTGGGGCCAAAGGTGGGCTATTTCACCGATGGGCTCAGCGCCAGCGATACCAAAGCGGAGATCGTCCTGATCACGGACTGCGACGGCTCGCCGTTTCAGACCGTGGTGGCCAAGCTGGACGCCAGCTCTGGCCTCGCCATTGGGACCACGCTTTTTGGGCCTACGCTCCCGGACGGCGTGGTGATTGTGGACGCCGCGATCCACGTGGCCACCACCTTCACCAGCGCTACCGACGCGGCCACAATCGCGCTCGGGATCGAGACGGACGACGCTAGCGGGCTGGCCGCTGCGGTGGCTATTTCGGACGCGTCTAATCCGTGGGATGAGGGCACAAGCCCGTCCGACGTGGACGGGACGGCGTACAGCGCTCAGACTCAGGCAACGCGGCGCTTGGTGGCCACGGTGGCCGTGGAGGCGCTGACTGATGGCGTGCTCTACGTGATCGCCAAGTTCGTCAAGGTCCCGTAAGGGACACGGGGAGGGGATCGCGGTGGCGTGGGATCTAGCGGACGCGGCTATTCTGGCCGCTCGTAACGAGTTCGGATCGACGGTGGTTTATACACCGGCGGCCGGCGGAGGTCCGTACACGCTCACCGCGATCCTTGATCGCCCCTATCAGTCCACGGTGATCTCCCCGGCGGAGGTAGAGCTGGCCGGGCGTGGTCCCGTTCTGGATCTGCGGCTCGCGGACCTGGCGGTAGAGCCGCTCCAAGGGGACGCGCTCACCGTGGACGGCGGGAGCTATACCGTGGAAGAGGTGGAGCCGGACGGGCGTGGCGGCGTCAAGCTGCTATTGCACGGGGGCTGATCCATGGGGCGCAAGGCACATCGGCAAGCGCTCGTTAGCTTGCTCCAGAGCTCGGCGCCGGTGACGGCGCTTGTGGCGTCCAGCTCCATATATGACAGCCGATCCACTGCGATCCCTAAGTCCGCCGTCCCGGCGGTGGTGGTGGACGTGGATCAGACAATCCGCCGGCGGGAGTCCGGCCACCAGCTCCCCACGTTCCGAGTCACTCACCAATTCTTGATCGATTGTTTCGCGTCCGGGACCACTGATCCGGGCGCGTCCGCGCTGGCCGATGATATCGCGGAGGCGGTGGCGGAGGCCGTATTGACGGACGTGGACTTTATGGATCGGTTTGAGTCCATTGGAGAGCTCACCGATCAGATGGCTTGGGACAGCTCAGCGGACGGCCGGCGGCGCCTGGTGCGCGTCCGCTTCGAGGCTATGATCTCCGCGTGCTTCGAGCCGACCGTTACAGACGACTTCTCTACGCTACATATTGACGTGGACATGATAGATCCCGGCGGTAGTGTGGACCCAAGCGGCAACCCGATCCCGGACGGGACGGTGGACGCTGAATTGACACTTGAAGATCTGGACACGTAAGGGAGATCCCGTGGACGAGCCGAAAAGCAACATGATGAAGGTGGCGCCGGTGGGCGGGGCAATCGTCCGCTATCCCGCGGGACACCCTAAACAATACCAGACGATCCCGGTGGAGGGCGCTATGGTGCCCGTGGCGGCGTACTTCACGCGCGCAATTCTCCGCGGAGATCTCCGCAAGGTCCAGAAGGCCAAGCCGGAGACGAAGCAGATCACGAGCCCGGCGCCAGCGCCGGCCGCGCCTAAAAAGGCGCTAAAGAGCATGAAGAAGACGGAGCTGGAGGCGCTGGCCGCGGAGCGCGGCCTGGAGCTGTCCGGCGAAGAAAAGAAAGCGGACCTGTTGGCCATGTTGGCCGCAAACTCGGAGGGCTAAACAATGGCTTTTACACAGATCCCCAGCAACCTACGCGTCCCGCTCTTCTATGCAGAGCTCGACGCAAGCCAAGCCAGCACGGGCGGAGGCGCTAAGCCAAAAAGCCTGATCATTGCTCAGAAGCTGGCGGCCGGCTCGGCCGCGGCCGATCTGCCCGTGCAGGTTACGAGCGGAGCCCTGGCCGCGTCGCTCTTTGGCGTGGGCTCGGACGCTCACCGGATGTGTCTGGCGTTTTTCCGCAATAACCCGTTCGGCGAGCTCCACGTGATCCCGCTCGCGGACGCCACCGGGACGAACGCCACCGTGGAGCTCGACGTGAGCAGTGCGGCCACTGGCGACGGTACGATCTTCCTCTACATCGGCGGCCAGCTTGTGGAGACGGCGGTGAGCGAAGGAGACACGGACGCCACGATCGCTACCGCCATCGCGGCCGCGATCACCGCGTCCACGCTCCCGCTACCCGTCACGGCCTCCGCGGCGCTGGCCACGGTGACGCTCACCGCGCTGCACGATGGCACCACCGGAAACTCAATCGACGTGCGCGCCAACTACGCGGGGGCGGCCGGTGGTCAAGAGTACCCGGCCAGTGTGACGCTCACGGCCGGCGGGACGGATATCGCGGTAACTCCGGCGTATGTCGGAGACGATACCGCCGGAGCCACGGACCCGGCGTTGACTAACGCCATCGCGGCCATGGGCGATGAGCCGTTTGATTTTATCGCTCACTCCTTCGGCCACGTCACCGCGGCGCTCGATGCGCTGGAGACGGAGATGGACGATCGGTGGGATGCGCTCAAGCAGGTTTACGGCGCGTGCTTCGCCACCGTCCGCGCGGGACAGACCGGCTCCGGGCTCTCCGCCTATGGCAACGCTCGCAACGATCCCTACCATCACCTGATGGGATGGGACGAGATCCCCACGGACGGCCCGACACTGGCCGCGGCCTACATGGGCGCCGCGGCGCGTGAGCTGGAGATCGATCCGGCTCGTCCGCTCCAGACGGTGAAGCTGGACGGGATCCTGGCGCCGCGAATCAATGATGCGTTCACCGCGGCGGAGCAAAACACGCTTCTCTATGATGGGATCACCGTGGGCTACCGCTCCGGCTCGGACTTCCGGGTGACCCGTTCGATCACCACGTACCAGAAAGACGACGCGGACAACCCGGACGACGCCTTTTTGGATACCACCACCGTCTATACGCTGATGGAGATCTTGCGCCGGCTCAAGAGCGCCATCACCAGCAAGTACCCACGCCACAAGCTGGCAAACGACGGGACGCGCTTCGGACCTGGCCAGAAGATCGTTACTCCCAACACGCTCCGCGCGGAGCTGGTGAGCGAGTACGCCGCGATGGAGCTGGACGGCCTTGTGGAGTCCATGGATTTGTTCAAGGCCAACCTTGTGGTGGAGCGGGACTCGACGGACCCAAACCGCGTGAATGTCACCTATCCGCCGGACCTGATCAACCAGCTCCGCGTTTTTGCGCTCCTGGCGCAGTTTCGGCTGAACTACCCCAGCGCGGCCAGCGCTT